AGTGCAACAGATTATGGAGAGTATGAAGTTACACAGGGAACAAGTTTTCTTGGTGTTACTTTTAATGTAGAGGTAATAGCATAATGAGAGTAGAAATATTATTAGGAAGTGATTTTCCTTTAGATAAAAAAAATAAGAGAGTTGAAGCTGGGGAGATTATAGATCTTCCAGATAAGATAGCTAAATCACTTATCAAGAATAAGGCAGCAGTAAAGTTTGATAGTAAAATTAAAAAGAAAAGAGCTAGAAATGAAGATGGGAGTTTTAAAGCAGATGATCCTACAACTCCTGAAAATGAGGCTTGGGAGGAACAAGAATAATGCCTACTTTTAATCATGGTAAAGATGCAGTTGTGTTATTGGATAACACTAATTTAAGTACAACTCTTACTGATGCTTCTTTATCTTTAACAGCAGATGTTGCTGAAACTTCAACATTTTCTTCATCAAGTAAAACTTATGTAGCAGGATTAAAAGATGGCACAGTTACTTTATCTGGATATTTTGAAACATCAAGCCCTGATTCAGATGCAGAGTATTTAGCTCAACTTGGTGGAACAGGAGTTGCATTTTCTATAGCTCCTACAGGATACACTAGAGGCAATCCTGTATCTCTAGGAAGTACAATAGAAACATCTTATGATAGATCAGCAGATGTTGGAGGAGTTGTTTCAGTAGCAATAGCATTCCAATTTGATGGAGATGCTTTTAATGGAAAAAGTTTGGTTGCACCTGCAGCATTTACAAGTACATCTACACAAACTTCAGTAGATTTTGGAGCAGCAGGTACTAATGGAGGAGGAGCAGTTCTGCATGTTACAGCAGCAAGTGGATCTAGCCCAACATTAGATGCCAAAATACAAACAAGCACAGACAACACAAGCTTTAGTGATTATATAACTTTTACTCAAGCTACAGGAGTTACTTCTGAGCTTAAAACAAGTGCAAGTAATCCTGCTAGGTATGCTAGGGCAGTTCTCACTATAGGTGGAAGCTCTCCTAGTTTTACAGTAGCTATAGGATTTGCACAAGGATAAATTAAGGAAAATAGAGGAGAGGATAAATGCCAACATTTACACATGGAAAAAGTGCAGCTTTTAAACTTGATGACTCTGGAGGTACATTAAGAGATATTTCTAATGTTCTTACAGATGTTTCAGTTTCAAGAACTGCAGATGTAGCAGAGGTTAGTGCATTCTCAAATAGTTCTAAAGCTTATGTAGCAGGACTTAAGGATGCAACAATAACAATCTCTGGATCTTTTGATGCAACTGTTGATGGTTATCTCAAAGGAATACTAGGAGTTGAGGTGGATTTTGAGTTCTATCCAATAGGAACTACATCAGGAAACCCAAAGGCTTCAGGAAAAGTAATAATGACATCTTATGATAGAACACCAGATGTTGCAGGAGCTGTAAGCTTCTCAGCTGCTTTTCAAGTTTCTGGAGATGTAACTGAGGGAACTGCTTAGAATATAAATTAAGTAATTCACAACAGAAAAGAGGTTATCATGAAAAGACTTAGCATGGATGATATATCTAATGCTCCATCTTTACCAGAAAAGGAAATAGAGATAGATCAATGGGATGCCTCTGTATTAGTTACAGGTTTAACCAAAGCTGATACAGTTGAAATTAATGAACTATCTGAAATTGAGGGAGTTAGAGATGAAGTCTTGTTTGAGAAATATCTTTTGCTCAAAGGCTTAAAAGATCCACAGCTTGAAGATTTAGAACAAGTTGAGGAGTTTTATAGTAAAGCTACACCATCAATAGTTGATAAAGTTCTTGTAGGGATCTATAGGTGTATGGCTTGGACTAAGGAGGATCAGGCTTCTATAGCCTCTGAGTTTCCAGAATAATACAGAGTTGGCTTTTGAATTTAGACTAGCTTTAGATTTAGGCATGACAGTTGATGCTCTTAGAAAAAATATGAGTATGCAAGAATTTGAGTCTTGGAAGTTATACTACATAGATAAGAATAAAAAAGAGCAAAAAGCTATCACAGAAGCTAATGCTAGAGGAAAACTGAGGAGATAATGGCAAGAGCAACTTTAGAGATGTTCCTAAAGCTAACAGGAGCAGATAAAACTTCAAGAGGTTTAGATAAAGTTTCTAATGCAACTAGAGAGCTAGATAATACAGTTGAAAAAGCAGATAAATCTAATGCTAAATTTGCTTCTGGCATGTCTGGTGCTTCTAAGTTAGCAGTTGCAGGGGGT